GGAAATTCAGGAAGACATACAGATAATGCAGATTGTTCAGGGGATAAACAACCCGAACACCCCAAAGATATTGAATTATTGTTTATCTAATATATTGAGGAACAGGAATAAACCACAGCTGGCGACCTTGTTTGATGAGGAGTTCTTTGAGCCGCAGAGTGATGCTGGCCAGATGCAGATGCTTCAGAGGACACTTGGGGCAGGTACACCGCAGAACGAGTACGGACTTCCCATGAGCGGTCAGGAAAGGTCTGTTAGACAGGCAACGTATAGTCCAAGGTTGTTGGCGAATGGATAGTCCACAGATTTTAAACCTGTTCTGGCAGTTGATGTTCGGAAAGGATTATCAGTCGTTTGTTGACCCGAACGACCCTTTGAACAAAGCGTATATCAAGCATAAGCAGGATCAGGAAACAAGGGCTGTGAAGTCGTGGCTGTCAAGCGGCGGTGAACACCTGATGGAAAAGATGATGAAGCGGGTCAAGCATCGGATGTACGAGTTTGCCAGCATATCACTTGACACGGAGAGTGACAAAGAAAATGCCATCACGAAGCTCAAACAATACCAGTTGGAGATAGAATTTCTAATGGTTCTTTTAAATGCGATTCAAAAGACGAATAGGGAATGAACAAAACTCTTTGGAGGATTAAAAGACTTTTTAAATTTATTATTGATTGCTGGAAGAACAAATATACTGGGGATCTTTGAATTAGCATAACTCAAGGATGTCCGGTGGACATTTACAGGTTTGATAAAACAAAAGTAGAATTTTAACAGGTACTTGCTAACCTCATAAGAGGGATTAGAAGCCTGATTAGGACGCTAATAGTGTCTTGGTCAGGCTTTTTTTATAGCCCCGCATAAGTGGGATACTAACTAAAGGAGGTTTTAGACAATGGCAGAAGAACAACGACAGGTTCTTGATAAGGATGGGAACCCCGTTCTTGACGAAAACGGAAACCCTACGTTTGAAAAAGTAGAGGAACAAGAGGAAGACCTTAAAGACTCATTCTTAAAGGGTGATGACAAGGATATGCACCGCATATCTTCCGCACTTGGAAGGGCTTTAAAGGATCTTGGAGAGCAGAAAAAGACCAATCAACAGTTAGCGGGTGTTGTGCAGAACTTGGCTTCCAAACTGGATGAGATTGGAACCACACAGCAATACCAACCACCCAAGAATACAAATCCGTCATCCCTCGACAAACTGAACGAGCAATGGCAGGAACGTATTTTAAGCGGTGATGTAATGGGTGTCGTAAACGACATTAACAAATTTAACCAACAGGCGCAGGACAATCTTGTCAAAATGAATAGGAAAAAGGTTGATTCCATTATGGGTTCTTTGAAAGAACAGCCTCTTTTTGATGACATCGCCGACAAGGTGAAAGAAAGCGCATATACCCTTGTTTCCAGCGGTTATTCCGCAGAGGACGCAACGAGCTATGCGTATGAGAAAGCAAGGGCTGACCGTCAGGCGGAACTTCTGGCGAGTCTTGAAACGCAGAGTCCTGGGACCTTGGAAACCCTCAGAGGCGGCAAGAGAACACCCCCTCCCAAAGAGGAAGGAAAACTTCCCCCTAACGCAGAAAAGGCTTGTCAAAGAGATATAGCCGAAGGTCTGTTCAAGGATAGGAAGGAGTGGATTGATAACTTATCACCACAACTAAGAGTGCAGTACGGAGTTTAGGAAAGGATGAAACAAAATCCCCCTAAAGCAACAAATGAAGATATTAATTTCTTCAGATGTAAGAGATGCGGCTTCCCCATTGATTTATCACGGGACAAAGAAGCACCTTACGCCAGTATCACTTACACCGCTTTAACAGGTGTAACTGGTGCTGATAATCCTAAGAATGATGTGATAAATGTTGGATGCCCGTTTTGCGGGACTCCGAACTATAGAAACTGGGAAGAATAAGGAGGATTGTTAAACATGAGAGCAGTAAAAGACTTGTGTGGAACCATGCAACCTTCCCCTTTCGATGTCATATACAATACCAATGAAGGCGGTAGTGGAAGCACCGCAAGGTATCGTGGTTCTCTGGTGAAAGCCCAAGACCACGACAGGCGTACTAACGGTAAGTTTTTTACATTTGCCGGCGACACGACTGCTTTGGAAAATGTGTGTGGCATTCTGGAAGAGGATGTGGCTGCTTCTACCACATATTTAATGAATGTTGCTTCCGGTTCTGGGAACTATGTTCGCAGGAAAATGACCCCTATTACCGGGACGACTGTTATTGAAGCCGAGTATGTCCATAAAGACGCTGCCGGTACTGATAATCGTGATAGCGGATTTGCGGTTTCTGCCGCGGGTACAACGGTTACGGCAAACGCCTCGATAGGCACGGCTGATATTCTTATCGGTAGTTGGGTGTACTTCCTTACTGGGAGCAACGCCAATTATCTCCATTACATTAGGGATAATAACAGCACTACCGGTATAACCCTTAGAACGGCTGTAGTAAACGCAGTTACGGCAACGGATTATTTCTTGCTTGTGCAACCTGCGTTGGTGGAAAAGGTGGATTTTAATGCCACCTATACGGATATTAAGAGCGAATTTGTTGCTGCCAGCAATCCTGATGAGATTTGCGGCATTGAAACCTTTATATCTGCACCGGGCATACCTAAACAGAAACTTGACCAGGCGAAGCATGACGGCAAATATATTGCAAATGCGAGGTTTTTTCATCACTTCACCTTGCCGTATGAGAACTACTGGACAAGTCCTAACAGAGCCTAATTGAAAGGAGGTAGCTGAGAATGGCACGAGGAAGCATTGCTATTACCGAAAATTTTGGCGACCTTCTGGATAGTAGGTTTCGCAAGATTTTCACTAGAGAGTATGAGGAGAATATCAACGAGTCAATGATTCCGATGATATTCGGCAAGATGTCTACAACCAAGAACTACGAAAAGCTGAGTGGTGTCGGTGCACTGGGTGATTTGCAGGATTTTGATGGGCAGATTATCTACGATGCCCCCTCACAGCTTTACGACAAGACCACCTACTTCCCTGAGAAGTGTTTGGGGATGAAGGTGCAGAGGAAGCTGTTTGATGACGACCTGACCGGAATTATGGACAGGAAGCCGTGGCAGCTTGCCATCTCGACATCGAGAACGGAGGAAAAGGAAGGGGCCGCTATTTTCAATGATGCCTTTACGGGTACTGGCGGCGGTGACAGCGTTTCTTTATGCAACGCTTCTCATCCGTATTCCCCCGATGACGCAACAACCCAGAGCAACGCCGGAAGCACGGCCTTGAGCGCAGTCGCAATCGAGGCCACGAGAAGGATTGCTCATACGTCCATATTTAATGATAGGGGCGAACTTGCCAATGTGAACTATGACATGATCCTGTGTACCGTCAACAACGAGGAAAAAGCATGGGAGATTATCAATTCCAAGGGTAAGGTTGATACCCCGAACAACAACAGGAACTTCCATAGTGGACGCTACAAACTAGCTATATGGGACAGGCTCACGGATTCAAACAACTGGTTCATGCTGGATTCCAAACTGGCTAAGATGTTTTTGGTCTGGTGGGATCGCATCAAACCGGAGTTCAACTATGACCGTGATTTTGAAACCTATGTTGCCAAATGGAGCGTCTACAAGCGACAGAACGTAGATTTTTATGACTGGAGACCGGTATACGGACACAATGTGTCCTAAGAGAAAGGAGAAAGAGAAATGACTACAAGGTTTAAGTTTCTATCTCTTCTGCTTGCGGTCTGTGTAGGTCTATTTCTCTACGTTCATGTTTCCGCTGATAGTGGAAGAGAATCCAAGGAATTACCCCCGTTGTGTGTCGAGCAGATGTACGCTACTGAATGGTATGCTTTGTCGTACCTGGATGATAGCGGTGTGTCTCGTTTTGAGGTGGACAATGAGGGCAACATTAATCTTTTTAACTCATCTGGGACGACAAAGGTTGTCCTGGGTTCTGACGGCAGTTTTACTGCCGAAAGCAATGTTACAATTACGGGCTATCTGGATATGGGTAGCTCGATTAGGAAGAGTGCCACAAGTCCTACGGCAACCGCCAATGTCGGCTATACCATTAGCGGCAACTATGATCTTTACCTGATTGACACAGACCCGAAAGTGGATATTTCGGGTTGCAGTCAGGGTGGCGGAAGTTCGTCAGGGCCGGTAAGTACGGCTGGAGTTACCGTGACGCTCCCTGCCCCATCAGCCGCATTGAATGGCTGGAACCCCACGTTTTACAAGATTGATTCTGGGGCTACCGATATGTTCTTTGTAGTGTCGGGCGGCTCTAATGTGGGATATGGTTATGTCATGTACGGTGGTGACGGCAACAGTGGAGTTACAAACGGTGACTTGTGGGTTGGCGCACTTGACCTTGACGGCTTTACGGACAGGATAAAGTTTCAATACTACTATGTCAGTTCGTCTGTTAGCGGTGTTTATGTTGACGAAATGGTCATAGACGGTCAAACAATATCCGGTGTAACGCTGTAAACCTTTATCCGGTGGGGGTACAATTCCCCCACCGCACACAAAATTATGGAAAAACCAGTTAAAGTATTTATGACAAATGACCGTATCAAACAGGTCAAGTCAGAGGTGAGGGAGCTTGAGCGGATGCTCAATGGTTCTGATGGTGGAGCGGATATTGGATATTACGACCATGCGGCAAAGCACATACAAGACCCAGCAGAGGTAAGGAAAGAAATTTACAAACGAAAGAAAATGCTTGCCGAACATACCCCGACCAAGCTGAAAGGCCCGAAAGCAAACAAGATGTACCAATGGGCGAAAAACTATGAAAAATGGCGGAAGGAACATAGCCTGTCAAACGCCCAGCTTGGTCAGATGTATCCCAAGAGCGACAGCAAATCGGCGGACTTTGAACAAGCGGTCAACGCCCTTTACATGGAAATGACAAACCCAAAACTCCAGAGAGCCGACATGATGTATAAACATATCATGCGGAGATTAGACCCTGACAACCCAAACGTAACGGATTCACGGAGACTTAGGCAATGAGTACAGCAAGTATGCAGGAAAACGTGTTAGAGGTGCTTGGGATTGATTCAACCGATACTGTCATGCTTGACGTTGCTCTTGATGCCCTGAACAAGTCTTACGACAAACTGGTGATGTTTGTCCCAGAAGCCGAGTATTTACAAAAGTCTGAGAACTATCTTGTTACGGTTGACGGTCAGGCGACCTATGCCCTGCCGAGTGATTTCTTCCAACTGCTGTCCTTGAGGGATGATACCAGTAAAACAAACATAGATATTATCACAAGAGAGCAGTTTGAAAGAAATCATCCAGACCCTTCCAGCGAAAGTGAAGCTAAACCCTATGAGTGTACCCTTGAGTACGACAGGTCTAATAAAAGACACATTCTGAGACTGGCGGCGATACCCGATACTACCTATACGCTTTATGCCGTCATGCGGTGCTGGCCCACCGCTTTAAGTGCTTCCACAGATCCATTACACGCAAAACTTGAAACCGTGCTTGAGGAGGGTGGTATTTATCATGTGTCATTGAGAACCCATGCCGAACCCGAATACTTGCAGTACAGGCAGGAACTAAAGGGTAACTGGCTTGAAGCGGTACAGGCTATCAGTCAGATGTTCAATGTCCAGAAACCTAGACCCCCACAGATACCCATAAAGTTGAGAAAAAGTGATTATTGATGGCTGAAGTAAACTTTGGAAATATATTGGGCGGTGTAAACTATTCCGTACCGCCAAACGAACTGCCCCAATATTATGTGGCAGACTGCCAGAATGTTCTGCCGACATTAAACGGATATGCCACGCCGAGAGGGGGGTCGTCCAAACTGAACAGCGTGGCGTATGGTTCAAACATAACGTCATTTCATGAAATTGTGCTAGGCACTACATCTTACAAGTATGCCACGACAGGGGAACTGTTAGGGCATCTGGATGATTCTGGCATATTCAGCAACCTCAAAGACAGCCTATCAAACGATGCTTATGGTCAATGGTTGGACTATGGTGGGTATGCCATTTTTGTAAATGGTGTCAATAAGCCGCAGAAAATAAACGGCACGGCAATAAGCAATTTAACGACAGATGAAAGCGGGTTGGAAGGTGCAAGCTGTATTGCCGAATGGGGGGAGAGGATATGGGTTGCTGTCGGGGCTACATTATACGGGTCTGCCCTTCGTGCGCCCACGGACTTCAGCACAAGCACGACAGACACAGGGTACTATAGTGGTGTTGTTGGGGATTCTTCTAAAAATATAATTGGGTTATTTCCGTTCTTTGATATGCTCCTGATAGGCAAGAAAAACCAATTATACATGCTCACAGGTGCGCCAGAAACCAAAAGTTCAACGTTTCGTCTACAGCCCCTTCAGACGAAAAGCAATGACAGTATAGGGTTTACATCAAAGAACGCCATAGCACAGGTCGGCAATGACGGGATATTTTTGGACGGATTTGACATTAAAAGGTTTTCTGGGATCACCCAATACGGCGATATTGAATCGGCTTCTATCCTTGCGAATATCAAGGATTTTTTCAGGGATTCAAGCGGTGCAGGGCTAGACAAGGGATATCTGCAAAATGCCCACTTCTTCCATTACAAGTACAAACAGCAGGTTTATTGCTCCATTCCTACTGGGTCAGATACAAGGTACTGGTTTGTCATAGACTACAGCAACTTTGAAATAAGGGAACAATTAAAGCTCCCCTTTTATTCTATCTATCCTATGGGTGGGTTGACCCCTTTATGTTTTGGGGGTGTCGAGGACGGGAGCAAGCTGAACATATATGCTGGGTGCAATGATGGTTTTGTCAGAAAATTGGACACGGGTTATAACGATGATGACCCTGTTGATTCTCATGTGACATGGGGTTTTGGTCTGCCGTCCAGACGAATTCAACCCGTGAACATCGGGTTAAATGTTAAGTATTCGACTGCATGTACGCTGGAACCGTCTTATGCTATGGGGCTTCAATCCTATAGTGAAATCATAGACTCATCCAATTACACGAACCTGGACTCTCAGGACTTGACCCATTCAAGCTGGCGTGGAAGTGGGAACGTGGTGTCAAAGAAACTGTCCAGTTTTATGAACAATACCGACATAAGTTTTTTGTTTAAGTTGAGACATAATAAGAACAGCGAAACATACGAACTTAGAAAATGCTATTTCACCTACAGGGGTAAGCAAAGGTACTGATGGGCAGGGATAGTAAAACAAAGAGAGTTGCCGAACAACAGCAGTCGGAGCAAAATCTTCATATTGCCGAGTGGAACGATGCCTACACGCACTCACAAGTTACAAGCGGGAACCCCCATTCAGTTTTACATAGTGATTTGAGCGATAAGGGAACTAACGCTCATGCTGTCATAGACAGCCATATTACAACGGCAACAGCTCATATTGCGAATACGAGCAACCCTCATAGCGTAGCTCACAGCCAGCTATCGGACAAAGGAACCAATACCCATGCACAGATAGACACGCATTTGGGCTTAACAAACGAGCATATTGATTGGACTGCCGCCCCCGCAGGAACGGATTTAGACATGACTACAGGGGCAAACTTCAAGCCCTATAGAATAAGACAGGCGGCACAGCCCACACCGGAAGCAGGGGAACTGTTGATATGGTCTGACAGCGATGATGATAAGGTTTATCTGGTTTATAACGATGCTAACAAGGGTGTGGTACAGGTGGAGATGACATGATAATTGAAGAAGCAACAGAGTTTGATACGCTGGCAATGGTCAAGGCTGGTAAGTATTTTCACGATAAGTCTGATTACGGCAAGTTTCAGTCTTATGATGAAAAAGCTTTGTCGGAGACTTTACTGAAGGTTATTGAAAATCCTGATGTCGGGAAGATATGGATAGGGTGGGACGGTAACAAGCTGGCAGGGATGGTTATGGGCTTATTACAGCCGAATTTCTACAATTATCACGATGTAATGGCATATTGCGCCTTTATAGCTGTCCTGCCGAAATACAATAGGACTTGGCTGTTTAAAAAGCTGAAGACCACGTTTGAGGATTGGGCAAAGGAAAGTGGGGCAGATGTCGTGGCATATTCAGGGTATTCCCAGAAGTTTATTAGGGCGTTGAGAAAAGACGGTTTTGAGCAGGTGGAAGTAACCATGATGAAAAAACTGGAGAAAGAATAATGTCATTAGCTGTGGCGGGTGCAATTTTAGGGGGCATCGGGTTTCTGGGTGGTTTATTTGAAGACGAGCCAGACCCTATAAGGCTTGAATATCCAGAACCGAGTGCAATCGAAAAAGAAGTTTCAAGGATGCAGTTGGATGTTTCAAAAAGGCTTCTCAAACAAATTAAAGACCCTACGATGAAACAGAACATCTTGAAACTGTTGCCTGAAACCAAAATGAGTGTGGCTGACAGGAATGAGTACCAGCAGGAGTTCGCCAAGATAAAGCAGGAGATGGGCAATGTTGCCCTTCAGCAAAGTCAACAGGCAATGGGGCAGAACATTGATTCTCTGGTGG